GGTGAGCTAGGTGTATTGGCTATACAAAATGCAGGGCTAGAGTTTAATACAAAATGTCCTTTAGATGGTGAGTATCATATAGGAGATAACTGGAGTGAAACACATTAACAAATATGGGAAATACGAATACACAGTTTGGGGTGAAGAATATGGATGTGATGACACTTGGTTTCCGGTTGATGTTATAACAACCAAAAGTGTAAGGAATGCTATATGGGGGTATGATGCTGCACAGCAAGACCCTGCCCTAAGAAAAGTTAAGTTAGAGTTTTGTGTTATAAAGGATAAGAAAAAAGACAAGTACCCTATTTATAATTTATGTATTTGGACGGGTGAAGAAACTTTTTCTCACAACTATGGAGACATCCATTAATGAAACACATTAAACATTCTAATAGTAGGGTTGGGGATTTATCAGAATTTTATGCTGTTACTTGGCTGTGGGATAATGGTTATGAAGTTTTCCTTAATGCAGGTACTCAAGGGCCAATAGATTTAATTGCTTATAAGGATGGAAATGCTACACTAATAGATGTAAAAACAGAATCACATGATCCCCGCAAAGAGGGGAATTATTATTGTACTCATCAAGTAAGAACTGAATTACAAAAAGAACTAGGAGTAAAACTATTAGGATATAATCCTGCTACTAGACAACTTAGATTTGTGGAGCATAGAAATGAAAAATCTGATTGAAGATATATACAAAACCATAGAGCCTTTATCAGACGGCCAAGCCTTAGACATATCTGAACAACAGATAGAAGACTTCGGTGAGGCTATGAAAGATGTCATGCGTTCTTGGGCTAATCCAACTAAAAGAGATTCTAACTTTTCTATAAGGATGTCTAATGTTGGTAAGGGTACAAGGCGCTTATGGTTTGATAACAAATATAAAAACAAACAGTCTGAATCTAAACCTAATCCTCCTACTCAAATTAAATTTTTGTATGGTCATATGCTAGAAGAACTAGTAAAACTTTTTGTAACTATATCTGGTCACGACTTAACTGGAGAACAAAAAGAAGTTGTAGTAGATAGTGTATCAGGCCACATAGATTGTATCATTGACAATGAAGTTGTTGATATTAAAACTGCATCGGGCTTTGCCTTTAGTAAATTTAAAAACGGAACACTCAGAGATGATGATCCCTTCGGTTACTTGGGGCAACTTGCAGGGTATGAAGAGTCTGAAGGTACAAGCAACGGTGGTTTATTAGTTATCAATAAAGAAAACGGTGAGCTATGTTTCTACCAACCAGAGGATTTAGATAAACCAAACATCAGAAGTAAGATAAAGAATATAAACAAAGCTCTTAAAAAGAATACGCCTCCGGCTGACCTCTGTTTTAAACCTGTAGCTGATGGTACAAAGGGCAATGAAAAGATACATAAGAACTGTGCTTGGTGTCCTTATAAGTTTGAATGCTTTAAAGACTCTAATAACGGTAAAGGATTACGGGTGTTTCAATATTCTAAGGGCTATGCCTTCTTGACTAAAGTAGTAGCAGAGCCTAAAGTACAGGAGGTAGATCATGAATTCCAAGCTTTGCAAGCAGATACGGAAACAATCTAAGACTGTTCTAGTTGAATGGTTTAAAACTTTAGTATCTAAAAAAGAATCAGAAAATATAAATGAAAGTAATATACTCTCATATCTTTCTAGTCAAACTCATGTCTTTGCTAACAATCAAATATTTTTAAGTGCCTACTCTTTTAAGTGGACAGTTAAAAAAATAAAAACTTTAATTAGAAAGACTAACATGGACGTTACTACAGTGAGGTTAAAGGACATTGAATAAAAAAATTCGCAAGGGATTTAGAAAGCCTAGAATTAAACGGCCTAAAGAAAAGAACGTACCTCCTAGCTATGATTCTAATTGGGAACATGAGCTTCACAATGGGCTGTTAAAACAATGGAATCATCATACTAAAGAAATAGCTTATATAATTGAACACGTTTATGAGCCTGACTTTGTTAGAATTATGGGCAATAAAATAATTTTGTTAGAAGCTAAAGGAAGGTTCTGGGACTTTGCCGAATACAGTAAATATATATGGGTTAAAAAAGCATTGCCTCCTAATACAGAATTAGTTTTTTTGTTTGCCAATCCTTCTGCTCCTATGCCACAAGCTAAGAGAAGAAAGGATGGTACAAAAAGAAGTCATGGAGAATGGGCATCAGCAAATGGATTTGCATGGTACAGTGAAGACTCTTTACCAAGTGAATGGGTAGATATAAACTATCGTAAAGATAATACTTTAAACATTGAGAGTGAGTAGGAGACACTATGAGTATTGATAATGCAACACCAGAAGAATGGGATAGGGTACACCAACAATTAAAGAACCAAAGTAGTAATGTTTCTAGTCCGGCACATTACAACAAAGGCAATATAGAATGTATTGATGCTATTGAAGCAGCCTCAACTAAAGAAGAGTTTGAAGGTTACTTGCGTAATAATGTGTTAAAATATGTATGGCGATTTAGATACAAAGATAATGTAACAGATTTACGAAAGGCCCGATGGTACTTAGACAAACTTATTTCTAAGGTAACGGAAAATGTGGGATCGTAAATTAGAAAGAACCGAAAGATATAACAGAAAAAGGAAACAAGAAAAACCTAAGCCTAAAAAACAAAAAGTTAAACGTAAGGAGAAGCAAGTCAATGACTGAGAAGATTGGTGTTCAGCCATATTTAGGTATTCATATTAACTATGAAAAAGAAAACTTATTAAATTCTTTTTCTAAAGAAACTATAACAGACAGATATTTATGGGAAGGTGAAACTCATGCTCAACAAGCTTTTGCTAGGGCCGCTATTTTTGGTGCAACTTATAAAGGACATACTGATTTTAATCTTGGACAGAGACTTTACGAGTACGCTAGTAATCATTGGTTTAGCTTCAGTACTCCTATACTTTCTAATGGGGGTACAAGTAGGGGTTTACCTATCAGTTGTTTTCTTAATTATGTACCTGACTCTAGGGATGGTTTATCTGCTCACTATGATGAGAACATTTGGCTTGCAAGTGGAGGTGGAGGCATCGGTGGACATTGGGGTGATATTCGCAGCAATGGCGTGGATACTTCTAACGGTAGCCGCAGTACTGGATCAATACCCTTTATGCACGTTGTAGACTCTCAGATGTTGGCCTTTAACCAAGGCGTAACTAGAAGAGGAAGCTATGCCGCTTATATAAATATATCACACCCCGAAGTAGAAGAGTTTATTAATATGCGTAAGACTACGGGCGGTGATTTAAATAGGAAGTGTTTGAATCTACACAATGCAATTAATATTACTAATGAATTTTTAAATGCTGTAGCAGAAGATGATGAGTGGAGATTGATAGACCCTAAAACTAATACAGCAGTAAAGATTGTACAAGCAAGAGATTTATGGTTTCAAATAATACAGACCCGAATGGAAACTGGTGAGCCTTATTTAATTAACATAGATAATTGTAATGCTGCTCTGCCAGAGGAACAAAAGAAACTAGGCTTAACAATAAAGCAAAGTAATTTATGTTCTGAAATAACTTTGCCAACTGATGAAAATAGAACAGCGGTTTGCTGTTTATCTAGTGTGAACCTAGAATACTTTAATGAGTGGTCTAAAGAAGATAACTTTATATCTGATTTAATTACTATGCTAGATAATGTACTAGAAAACTTTATTGATTTAGTTGGTGATAAGCCCGGATATTCTAAAGCAGCCTACTCAGCTATGCGAGAAAGGTCTATTGGTTTAGGGGCAATGGGTTTCCATAGTTACTTACAAAAGAATAACATACCTTTTGAAAGTATGTATGCTGCAAGTTTTAACAACAAAGCTTTTTCTTTTATAAAAGACAGAGCCGACAAAGCCACAAGACAACTAGGAGAAGAAAGGGGTGAGGCTCCCGACATGAAAGGTAGTGGTAAACGCAACGCACATCTTCTTGCCGTAGCTCCTAACGCTTCTAGTTCTATTATATGTGGTGCTACTAGCCCCTCTATAGAACCTAATAGAGCTAATGTCTATACACACAAGACATTATCTGGCAGCTTTAAAGTTAGAAACAAATATCTTGATGATTTATTATATGAGCTTGTTCCTACTGGAAAAAAACGAGAAGAGATATGGAAAGATATAGCAGCAAATGAAGGTTCAGTGCAGCACCTAGATATTTTATCTGATGAACAAAAGAAAATATTTAAAACAGCACCAGAGATAAATCAAATATGGATTATAGAACACGCTGCTATGCGTCAAGAGTATATATGTCAAAGTCAAAGTGTTAATTTATTTTTTAAATCTCCACCTATAGAAG